CACCGACTTGTATTTATAGGTAGCAACACATTATGCGGTTAAAGCCCGATTCATCCGAAAGGAGTGTTGCTACCGACTGTATTTATTATGAATTTAATTAAAAATACATTTAAAGATTGGCTATATCACTTAGGGGCAGTAATCTGTATTCCAATAGGGTATATTATATATTTGTTATTAACATTGTTTTCTAAAAGAGATAAATAATCAATTATGATGTTTTATTAACATATATCTAAATAAAATATCATATTTGATACGTTAACCCCTTGATTTTATAGGTTAACCAAGAATAACAATACCATAACTATGGTATATTTTAACTATAACTGTCACTAAACGACAGTATTTGCGAACGGTTCGGTAATTTGCGAACCATTAACTATGTTGACCTACTGGGTCAGAAAAGGAGATAATATGGCAGGAAAGAAAGGCGATTGTGGTGGAACACCAAGAGTAGGTAAGAAAGGTGATGCTAAACCAAGACGAGGTTCAGGTAGGGGCAGAGGAGCAGGAAGGGGTCGTAAAAGAAAATAAATGGAAATAACCAAAGAACAAGCTACCAAACTTTATGATATATGGAATAATGACCTATTAAAGTGGGTGGAAGACTTTTTAGGACACTTCCTTACTTCCAAAGTTCCTGATTTTCATAAAGATATATACAATTTAGTGCAAAATCATCAAAGATTAGCTTTAGCTGCACCTCGCGGTTTTGCCAAATCTGCCATCTGCAGCGTATTTTATCCTTTTTGGTGTGCATTGTTCCAGAAAAAGAAAGATATTCTAATTATATCAGCTTCAGAGGGGCTCGCTATAGAATGGTTACGCAAGATGCGTACCGAAATGGAGTCAAATCCACTCCTTTTAAAGTATTTTGGTGATTTAAAGTCAAATAAATGGACGGAGACCCACCTGATATTGAATAACAAGCAAAAGACGAACATTCGTGCTCGTGGTGCTGGAGGTCAGATACGAGGTTTCCGCCCAGATTTGATAATATTAGATGATATAGAGACTGATGAGTCAGTAGCAAGCTCAGAACAACGCACAAAGCTACGAGAATGGGTCTTTAAAGCCTGTTTAAACACCTTGTTACCTCATGGGCAGTTTATATGGATAGGCACAATTATAAGCCCTCTAGCCCTATTACAAGAGATGTTAGATAGCGATAATGACTGGGAAAAGAGAAAATTCAGAGCTTACAAGGATGCTAGACAGGAGGAAGGTTATGAATTATGGAAATCACTCTGGTCGCATAAAAAGTTACAAGCAAGGAAAAAGGAGATTGGGAGCACCGCTTTTGCCTCGGAATATCTCAATGACCCTATTCTTAATGAAGCATCACCGATTAAACCACATCAACTCAGGTATTGGAATGAGCTTCCTACTAATTTGTCTACTGTTATTTCCGTTGACCCTGCTTACTCTGATGATGAGAGGGCTGATTATAAGGTGGCAACTCTGGTTGGTATTAATTCTCAACATAATCGTTATCTTGTTAGTTATATACGGACTCACCGTCCTTCTGGTGAATTTATAGATTCAATATTAAATTTATATCTTCAGAACAAAGATACTTTGACAGCGATAGGTGTTCCTAATTCTGGAGTTGAAAAAGAGTTTTTTAATTCATTTGTAAGAAAAGCACACGATAGACACTTATATCCTCCAATAGTAGAACTAAAAAATACATTTAAGAGAGGAACAGATAAAGTTATAAGAAAAAAGAAAGATAGAATAGTGGCAGCATTGCAACCATTGTTTGAGTCTGGAAAATATTATATACACGCTAATCATGAAGAAGCTAAAGATGAGTTACTTACATTAGGTGCTTCTCGTTGGGACGATATTGTTGATTGTTTGTGTTATGCGGAAACTATTATAACACCAAATTACATAGAACCAGAAGTTAATAAAAGAGGAAGATACGGAGAATTATTACCAGACGAAAAAGAAATAAAAGTATTTGATTATGGATATTAAAGGAGATAAAAAGTGGCAGTAAAATACCAAAAAGAAGTAATACAACCAGCAGCAGGTATGTCTAATAATGGCATGAATGAGCTGGTTACTAAGATAAAGAATTGGCAATCTGATTCTGAGAATTGGACTGAAACTTGGAGAAGTTCTCAAGACAAGTGGCATAGAATGAGAATGCGAATAAAGAAGAAGAAAACATTCCCATTTGTTGGATGTTCTAATATTCGTATGCCTACCATTGAAATTAAAATGAGAAAGCTCAAGGCTGCTCTTGCTAATGTTATTTTTGGTATTAGACCCATTGTCCAAGCAGTGCCATCTCCATCTGGTAATTGGGAAACAGCACGAAAGATAGAGAAGTTCTTAGACCATTTAATTATGGAGAAAATAAAGATTAAGAATAAATCTTTAATTGCTATAGACCAAACAATAGAGAAAGGATTTTTTATTCTTAAACCATTTTGGAGAATAGAGATAACAAATAGAATTGAAGAATTATCTTTAGATGATATTTCTATACAAGAAGCTCTTTGGTTATTTGATGCTGAAAGACAACCAGAAGAAGTTGAACAAGCTATTATTAAAAGATTAGATGTTGATATGAATGATTTGGTTAAAGAACATAATCAAAAAGAAGTATCAATAATAGTAGATGAATTATTATCTGGTAAAGAAAATGTAAAGTTTGAAATACAAGATGTTCTTTATAATTGCCCTGATGTTGCTTTATGTGAACCAGAGAGAGTCTATGTTCCACCTACTGCTGGGTTTGACCCACAAAAAGCACAGTATATAATCCATGAATTTTATTTACCATTTCACGAATTAAAAAGTAATGGTGAACATAAAAAGTGGGATATTGAAGGAATAGATAAAATTGCCAATAAACAAGATGTTGACTTATCAAGTCATACAATAGATGTAACCAGAGATGAGAGAGAGGGAATACAGAGATTACAGTCAACTAATAATCTTGTAAAAATATGGGAATGTTATTGTTGGTATGATATTAATAATGATGGAACAGAAGAAAAATGTGTAGTTACTATAGCACCTGATTTCAATCAGGAATTAAGAAAAATTACCCTACCTTTCTACTCTGGTAATTTCCCCTTCGTGAAACTATTTTATGAGTTGACCTCCGACAGATGGTTTTCGCATAGGGGAATACCAGAGCTAATAGAAGATATAGTTAAAGAGATAGATATACAACATATGCAAAAGATTGATAGGCAGACACTTACAAACTCGCCTATGTATATCTACAGAGCAGGTATGGTTAATCCTAAGACTGTTCAGTTTGTATTTGGACAAGGTATTCCAGCACAAGGTATGCAACCATTAAATGATTTGATTGCTCCATTAAATTCTCATAATCCTAATGTAGAGTTTTCATATGAAAAAGAACAGATGATACTTGAAACTAAGATTGAAGAACTTATAGGACAAGTTGATTTCTCTTTACAATCTATGATTAATAAAAGACAACCAAGGACATTAGGCGAAGTAGACCACCAAGTTCAAAGTGCTAGTAATGTATTCTCTTTAGATGCTGATATGTTCAGAGAATGCTTTGCAAACCTATTTAATTGGATATGGGATTTATGGTCTCAGTATGGAGATGATACTTATGAGTTTATGTATTTTGGACAAGACTCAAGGAAAGAGGGAGAAAAGATTAAACTTACTCGTGAAGAAACTCAAGGTAAGTATGTTATCACTGTAAGAGGAAATGACCAGAATACTAACCCACAAGTTAAGATGCAGAAAGCCCAGCAGATTATGATGGGAACACAAAATCAATTAGCTATACAAATGGGAGTTATTTCTCCTATACACGTAGCAAATGCTTATAAGAGATTTTATCAGATGTTAGATGTACCTAATTGGGAAGAGTTAGTAGCAACACCTGAACAAATGCAACAAACTATGCAAGCACAACAGAAAGCCACTGAGGAACAAAAGATGAGAGATGAGTCAGATTTTATTAGATTGAAAGGTGACGACTTAACTGATGCTGAACAAATGCAACTATTGCAGAAACGTGGTATCCAACCTGACGTTCAAGGAAGGATG